ACACCAATGCACGGGATAGGTCGATTTTCGATTTTGAGAGAGATACGCCCGAAATAACATGGAATCGAACGATATGCCGGAACAAAACTATATTTTCGAGTATTACCAGAAAATTAAAAACGGGTCTATCGTGGTCGGGCGTTGGATAAGGCTTTTGTATGAACATTTCGTGCGCGGACTGGAAAACAAAGAGTTCTTCTTTGACCAGAAGGCCGCGAACCATTGCATCGACTGGGTAGAAACGCATTGTTTCCACACCGAGGGCAAGTTTGCGACGCAACCGCTCAAATTGGAGTTGTGGCAAAAGGCGTTTTTGTCTGCCGTGTTTGGTCTGGTGGACGAAAACGGGAACCGTTTAGCGCGTGAAGTCTTTCTTGTCGTGGCAAGGAAGAACGGGAAATCGGCTCTTGCGTCTGCCGTGTGTAATTACGTTTGGCGCGAGGGCAAATTCGGAACGAAAATATATTGCATTGCTCCCAAACTGGAACAGGCCGACATTGTCTATGGGAACATATGGCAAATGGTTCAGCTTGACCCGGAATGGCAAGCGTTGAAAGAGATTTGCAAAGAGCGGGACGAACACAACCGAAAGGTCGTGGACGATTCCGGGCTTTGCCGAAAAAGAGTCTCTGATCTATACCTCGCCTCTATCAATTCCTCGGTGAAGAAACTTCCCTTCACAAATAAACGGAGTGACGGTTTCTCCCCGGACTTGACCGTATGCGACGAGGTTGCTTCGTGGGAAGGCGAAAAAGGTCTGAAGCAATACGAAGTGATGCGGTCTGGCATGGGTGCGAAAGCTGAAACAGGCGCGTTCATCCTGTCGGTCACGACTTCGGGTTACGTTTCGGACTCCATATATGACGAGTTGGTCAAGCGGTCAACTCGTTTTCTTTTGGGCGACTCCAAAGAGAAAAGATTGATGCCGTTTCTCTACATGATAGACGACATCGAGAAATGGAACGACATCAACGAATTGCGGAAGTCAAATCCGAACATGGGCGTTTCCGTTTCGGTCGACTACCTGCTCGAAGAAATTGCTATCGCTGAAGGGTCGCTTTCCAAGCGGTCGGAGTTCATCACGAAATACGCCTGTTTGAAACAGAACTCAAGTATGGCGTGGTTGCCGTCTCAAACCGTGATGAAGGCGACCGGGGAACACTTCGACCTCGAAGATCTGAAAGGGCTTTACTGCGTCGCAGGTTTGGACTTGTCACAAACGACCGACCTCACGTCTGCTTGTGTTGTTGTTGAGAAAGACGGGGAACTTTACGTCGTTTCACATTTCTGGCTCCCGGCGGCGAAGATAGACGAAGCCGCCCAGAGGGACGGCGTGCCGTATAACGTTTACATCAAGCGAGGTTTACTGTCACCAAGCGGGGACAACTTCGTTGATTACAACGATGTTTTCCAATGGTTCGTGCAGTTGGTCGAAGAGTATCAAATTCTCCCGCTCCGGGTGGGATATGACCGATACTCGGCTCAATATCTGGTGCAAGCCTTGAATGGCTACGGATTCGTGACTTCTTCGGTTTACCAAGGCGAGAACCTTTACGGAATCCTGCTTGAGTGTCAAGGACTTCTCGAAGATGGCAAACTGCACATCGGCGACAACGACCTTTTGAAGATGCACCTGCTCGACTCGGCGATAAAAATGAGCGTTGAGCGGGGACGCGGGAAACTGGTCAAGGTTTCCCCATCGTCACACATTGACGGCGTTGCGGCTCTTATTGATGCGTTGTGTGTACGACAGGCCGACCACGCCGAAATCGGCGAACAGCTAAAAAATCAGAGGTGAAAGAATGGGGCTTTTTGATTGGCTCTTCGGGAATCGTCCGAAACCGAAGGGCGACTTTGAAGGAACATTCCGTCTGCTGAACGGGTACAATCCTCGGTTCACATCGTGGTCGGGGGGAATGTATGAAAGCGAACTCGTCAGAGCGGCTATAAACGCCATCGCAACGCATATTTCCAAACTCCATGTCGAGACCAGGGGCGCGGCGAAACCTTCTCTTCAGCGCAAACTCGCACACAACCCGAACGAGTTTCAGACGTGGTCGCAGTTCCTCGCACGGGCGGCGACAATGTTCTACATGAACAACACGTTGTTCATCGTTCCCGTATGGGATGACTACGGAGAGATTACGGGCATTTATACCCCGCTCCCGTACAACTGCGAAATCGTGCAGTATGACGGCGTTCCGTATCTCCGTTATCAATTCGCATGGGGCGAATGGATGGCGGTTGAACTGGAATACTGCGGCATCATGACCCGTATGCAGTACAAGAACGACTTCTTCGGGGAATCGAACGCGGCGTTGTTCCCGACGATGGATTTGATTCACATTCAAGACCAAGGCATTAAAGAGGGCGTTAAATCTGCGGGGAACATTCGGTTTATTGCCCGAATGAAAAACTTCTCAAAACCCGAAGACCTCGCAGAAGAGAGAAAACGATATAACGAATACAACCTCTCGCGGGATTCAAACAGCGGGGGGTTGTTGCTTTTCCCGAACATCTACGAAGACATCAAGCAGGTCGACGTTAAACCGTGGGTCGTTGATGCCGATCAGATGGAAATCATCAAGGCGAATGTGTTCGAGTATTTCGGCGTGAATGAAAACGTGCTTCAGTCGAAGTTCACTTCCGAGGAATGGGCTTCGTTCTATGAGTCCGTTGTCGAGCCGTTCGCTTTGCAGTTTTCGGAAGTCATGACGAAGACGCTTTTCACTCTCCGGGAACAGACCGAGGGGAATCTTGTCATGGCGACCTCGAACCGCCTTCAGTACATGAGCAACGCCGATAAACTCGCAGTCTCCGCGCAGATGGCCGACCGCGGTTTGATGACGCGAAACGAACTGCGAGAGATTTTCAACCTTCCCCCGCTGCCCGAACCCTACGGTTCGCAGATTCCCGCCCGTGGCGAATACTACAACGTGAATGAGGAGAATCAAGATGTCAATCAAGAATCTGATGCAGAAGCTTGATGAAGGTCGGCAGTATCGGAACATTGACGTTTCGACCTTCGAGCGCAGAGCCGAAGGCGACAACGAGAAAATCGTTTCCGGGTACGCGACAACCTTCAATCAGCCGTATGAACTGTACCGTTCTTCGTGGGACGGTTACACCTACATCGTTCTGGAGCAGGTCGACCCGAAGGCGTTCGACGATTGCGACATGAGCGACGTAATCATGCAGTACAACCACGAAGGCCGGGTCTTCGCTCGAACCTCTAACGGTACGATGGAACTTGACCCGGACGAACACGGCCTTCACGTCCGCGCCAATCTGGGCGGTACGGAGATAGGCAGACAGCTCTACGAAGAAATCGAAGGCGGTTACACCGACAAGATGTCTTTCGGTTTCAGAGTTGGCAAGGATAAACGCGAGGAGACGGAAGAACGCGACGAGGACAACGGCACGACAACCGTGACGATTCTTCGGACGATTCTCACCGTCTCCAAGCTTTATGACGTTTCCGCTGTTTCTATTCCTGCGAACGACGGAACTTCTATTTCTTCCCGGAACTTCGCCGAAGGAGTAATCGACGAGGTACGCAAGGAGATTGCGAAACGAGAAGAGCGCGAAAGACAGAAGAAGAAGATCAGAATTTTAACGGAGGTACTTTGACATGGATTTCAAGACCATGACGAACGACGAACTTCTGGAACGCCGCGCCGCTATTGCGACGGAAATCGACGCTCCCGAAGCTGACCTCGACGCGCTTGAGGCCGAAGCGCGTGCCATCAACGAGGAACTGGAAACCCGCAAACAGGCCGAAACCAAACGGAACGAGATTCGCTCCGCTGTCGCCCACGGTGAAGGCAAAGTCACCGACAAAATCGAAAGAGAGGAACGTAAAACCATGAATCTGAAAGAACTCCGCGAGAGCCGCGACTACATCAACGCTTTCGCCAACTACGTCAAGACTGGCGACGACACCGAGTGCCGCGCTCTGCTGACCGAGAACGTGCAGTCTCCCCTTGTGGGCAATGTCCCTGTTCCTGTGATCGTTGAGGGCATCGTTGCCGATGCTCTGCGCGAGTCCCGCATCATGTCCCGCGTCCGCAAGACCTATGCCAAGGGCAATGTGAAGGTCGGCTTCGAGCTGTCTGCTCCTATCGCCACCGTACACGCCGAGGGCGGCGACCCCCAGACCGAAGAGAACCTTCAGCTCGGCATCGTGACCCTCGCTCCCCAGACGCTGAAGAAGTGGGTCAGCATTTCCGACGAGGCTCTGGACACCATGAGCGGCGAAGAGCTGCTGAACTATGTCTATTCCGAAATCGCCCGGAAGATCATCAAGGCCGAGGAGAAGATGGTCGTCGATGCCATCCTCGCCGCTCCCCAGACCGCGACCGCTACCGCTCCCGCCGTGCAGAAGCTGACCATCACCGCGAAGGGCATCTCCGACTTCATCAACGCCCGTGCGCTGCTGACCTCCGAGGCTGAAGATCTCGTCATCATCACGACCCCGGCAGACTACGCCGCTTACAAGGCTCTCGCCATTTCTGCCGGGTTCGCCTTCGACCCCTTTGAGGGCATCGAGGTTATGTTCTCCGACTACGCCACCGCTCCCATCATCGGCGATCTGAACGGCGTGATGGCGAACTACCCCAACGGCGACAACGTGCAGTTCAAGTTCGACGACACGACCCTCATGACTTCCGACCTCGTCCGCGTTCTGGGTCGCAAGCCTGTTGCCATCGCTGTTGTCGGCAACAACTACTTCGCCAAGATCAGCACCTAATATGACGGTGCGTCTGGTTAGAGACGCAAGAATCACCGTTAAAGCGGGGGAGACCGTCGAGGTCTCTCCCGCCGTTGGTGCGTTCCTGCTGTCCATTGGTTCGGCTGAAGAAGTCAAGCCGAAGAAAACAAGCAAGAAATAAGGAGAGACGATGGCAGACACGACTACACTTGCCGCCGCGAAAATGGCGTTGCGCGTCACGACAGACGCATTTGACAGCGAGATTTCAAGCCTCATCGACGCGGCTCTTCTCGATCTGGGCGTTGCCGGGGTCACGAACGACGATACCACGAACGCTCTCGTTCTTCGGGCGGTCGTGACTTACTGCCGTCTTCACTTCGGGGAGCCGGACGATTTCGACCGACTCAAAGCAGCTTATGATGAGCAAAAAGGGCAGATGTCAACGGCTACGGGGTACACACAATGGACAGAAGCGACATCATAAACCTTTACGCCGATGTAATCTCTTATGATGATTATGGCGTAGCGCGGAAGACCAGGACTTCAAAGCAAGTCTTCTGCAAGGTCGATTCGGTAACGAGGGCAGAGTTCTTCGAGGCAGGAAAAGCGGGACTAAAACCCGAATACCGAATGACTATGTTTGTCGGAGACTACGATGGGGAGACCGTCGTGGGCTATAAAGGGAGACTTTATTCGGTCTATCGTACCTACCTCGCAAAAACGGACATCATCGAGCTTTATGTCGAAAGACAGGGCGGGACAGATGGCGAAGAAAGTACCGATTGACAAGCTCCAAAGCGAAATAGACAAGCTTCTTTCGGAATACGCCGAGAGCGCGAACAGAGACGTTTCGCAGTTGGCAAAGTCTTTCGCACAAAAAGGAGCAAAGGCGGTTTCTGCCGAAGCAAAGACCAAATTCAAGGGTACGAAATACGCCAACGGTTGGACTTATCAATTCGAGGAGAATAGATATTCCGCGCAAGGGGTTATCTACAACAAGACTCCCGGACTTCCGCACCTCTTGGAAAACGGTCACGCCAACCGCAACGGCGGCAGAACAGCAGGAAGGCCGCACATCGCGCCCGTTGAAGAAAAGCTTGTCACAGAGTTTCAAAAGGCCGTGGAGGGCGTTCTATGACTTATAAGCAGGTTTATACACTTCTGTCAAACATCGAATATGAGCCGGGGAAAAAGATTCCTGTCGCATATTTGATGTTTCCCGCCGATGACCCGACGAACCCTCCCCCGCCGTTCATCTGCTATTACTACACGGGCGACGATGATTTGACGGCAGATAACACGAACTACCAGAAGATCAGACCAATCACCGTAGAACTCTATACCGATAACAAAGACTTCGCCATCGAGAACGCGGTCGAGGCCGCGCTCAATGCGGCGGGTCTTGTTTTTTCACGTATAGAGTCCTACATCGACACCGAAAAAATGTACATGGTCTCTTATGAGACCGAAATCATTATTACGGAGGAATAACAATGCCGAACAAGGTAAAATACGGGCTTTCCAATGCCTATTATGCCGTTCTGGACGAGACAGCGGGGACTTACGGCACGCCTGTCGCGTTGCCGGGTGCTGTGAGCCTGTCCCTCGATCAGCAGGGCGAGACGAATAAGTTTCGCGCTGATAACATCGACTATTTCGTCTCCATCTCGAACAACGGCTATGAGGGCGACCTCGAACTCGCTCTGATTCCCGACTCTTTCCGCACAGATGTCATGGGCGAGGTCGTCGACCAGACTTCTGGCCTTCAGTACGAAAGCGCAGCCGCAAAGCCGAAAGCGTTCGCTCTGATGTTCCAGTTTGAGGGCGACGCGAACGCGACCCGCCATGTTCTCTACTACTGCAAGGCCACCCGTCCGCAGGTCGCTTCGCAGACCACCGAGGAAACCATCGAGCCTGTCACCGAGACTATCAGCGTCACGGCGACCGCTCGGAACGTGACCATCGGAACCGAGACCGTGCCGCTTGTCAAAGCCAAGTGCGCTCCAACCGACAGCGCATACGCGACCTTCTTCTCTGCGGTGCAGGTTCCCGGCGCGTAAGGATTCTTTCAAGGAGGCACTATGGAAAGAATCATTAAAATCGACGGGAAAGAAACACGTCTTGTCGCCAACGGCGGCACGCCTCGAATCTATCGCGCTCTCTTCAAACGAGATGTTTTCGGGGACATGGGAAAGGCAATCGGGGACGATGAGAACATCAACAATTCCGAAGTCTTCGAGAACCTTGCTTTTGTGATGGCGAAACAGGGCGGTCTTGAAGGCTACGACATCGACGCATGGCTTGCCACGATGGACAACCCGACCGCCATCATCGAGGCCGTTCCCGAAATTCTGGAACTGTGGACGGACACGAACGAGACCGCCGTAGACAGTAAAAAAAAATAAGACCGACAGACAGACCCATGACGACCGCGCTTTATCTTCTGCGCTGTGTTCAAATGGGTCTTTCTGTTTCTGATTTGGATTTCCTCGAAATAGGAATGATTTTCGATATGTTCACCGAATCGTCAAATGATGAATACAACGGATGGACATACAAAGC